TCATGCCCCGCCGCCCCGCGAGAATGCGGCGAGCGTCATGGAGGGGCGGCGCGCTGCGCTCATCTCCGCCCCGCGCAGCACGGCGAGCGCCCGGCCAAGCTCGTCGAGGCTGCGGTACTCCACGGTCCGCCCGTCGAAGGTCACGCGCGTGGTGCCGCCCGTGTAGGCCGCGGCGAGCGCAGCCGCACGACTGCCGGCCGGCTGCGCAAGCGCCCAGGCTAGGACGGTCGGGTCCATGCGCGTCCTCCCTTCAGCGCAGCCAGCCAGAGCGCGGGGCGAGCCAGGCGCGGGGGCGCGTTATGGCGGAGGTGGACGCATGCTGCGTCTTGGCGGGCGTCGGCTCCGCCGCCGGCAGCGACAGCGCATCGGCCATCCGCGCCCAGCGCCCCTCGCCCCAGCCGTCCATGCCGAGCGCCGCCGCGGCCCCGCGGGCGTAGACCCGGCAGTCCAGCGCCTCGTTGCGCTCGCGCGTCTTCACCCACTCCAGCCGGCGGAAGCCGTTCCGCCCGGCGCGGGCCACGAACTGCTCCGCCGTGATCTGCCGGCAGAACTCCTCGCCCGCCGCATACACCGGCAGGTGCACGTAGCCCGGCGGGAAGGGATCGCCGCTCTCCTCGGTCGGCCGGTCGAGCTTCAGCCAGCCGTAGGTCTCGGCCTTCAGGAAGGAGGATCCCACCGGCCAGACCTTCAGCCCGCCGAGCTTGCGGCCATTGCGCCGCACCTCCGTCGCCGCCGGCTGTCCGATCGCGGCGCGCAGCCCGTCCTGGCCCTTCACCGCAATGGCGCGGCCCGCGCCGGCGCGGCGGACGAAGCTGTAGACCTCGGCCGTCGTCATGCCGTCGCCGCTGTCGATCGCCGCCATGGCGATGGGCATGCGGTGCCCGCTCTCGTGCCGCCAGGTCTCGCCGAGGGTGAGGCGGAGCTCCTCCCACACCCTCCCCTCGAAGGGGTTGCCGGGGAGCACGCGGTGCTCGACCAGCCAGGACTGGCGGTCCCGGCCCCAGGCCCAGAGGCTCGCCTCGAGGCGGTCGCGCTGCACGTCTACGCCGGCCGTCAGCAGCAGCCCGCCCATCGGCACGGTGCCGGCGGGCCAGTGCTCCCGGCGGTCGTAGAGGCGCTGCCAGTCCGGCGCCTCGCCCGCCTCCTGCCAGGTCTCGCCGAGGACGGTGTTCCGGAAGGTCTTGATCGCGCGGTCGTCGCCCTGCGCCGCGAGCCACAGCCGGGCGATCTCCGACCAAGGCATCCAGCCCGGCGGGGAGTAGAGCGCCGAGATGTGGAAGCCGACGGCGTGCGGGTCCGTCGCCGTGGCGGTGGCCCGCCATTCGCCCGCGGCCAGCATTGCTGCCTTGTGCTGCTCCCCGATCGCCCCGTCGCAATCCTCGCAGAGATACCGCGCCGTCTCCGGCTGGCCCTCGTCCCAGACGAGCCGCTCGAAGCGCAGATGCTGGCAGTGGCCGCAATGCGGACAGGGCACGAAGTAGCGCCGCTGGTCGGTCGCCAGGTACTCGCGCTCGATCCGCGACAGGCCGGCAATGGTCGGCGTCGAGACCAGCAGCATCTTGCGCCGCCAGCCGAAGGTGCGGGCGCGGGCCTCGGCCAAGGCGATCGGGTCGCCTTCGCCCTCGACGTCGCCCGGATAGGCGTCGATCTCGTCGAGGAACAGGAAGCGCGCCGACATGGAGCGTAGCCCGACCGCGCTGTTCGCGCCGGTCATCACCAGCTGGCCGCCCGGGAACTCTTTTGACAGTTGGCGGTTGCCGCTGTCGCGCGACCGCGCCGGCGCCACCCGCTCCCGGATCGCCGGCGTCTCCTCGACCAGCGGGTCGATGCGCTGGTCGGAGAAGCGCTTGGCCAGTTCGGTGGTCGGCTGCACCGCGAGCATCGGCCCCGGCGCGTGGTGGATGACGTAGCCGATCCAGTTGTTGCCGCACTCGGTGCCGCCGACCTGCGCGCCCTTCATGAAGACCACGCGCCGTGCCGGGTGCGCCGGCGACAACGCGTCCATGATCTCGCGCAGATAGGGCGTGCGTGCGGTGCGCCACGGCCCGGGCTCGGCGGAGCCGCGGCTGCCGAGCAGGCGATGTCGGTCGGCCCATTCCGACACGAGCAGCGCCGGCTCCGGCGCCATGCCGTCGCGCCAGGCCTGCAGTATTTCGGCGTCGCCCTCGAAGCGGCCGAGTTCGTCCAGCAGATGCTCGCCCACCATCAGCCGACGCTCACGCGGACATCGTGCCGCTCAGCGAGGTGCTGGCGCAGCCGCGCATCCATCATCGTCTGCAGCCGGTGCGCATCGACCCCGAGTTCGGCCGCCATCTCGGCCGCAACGCGGGCGGGCCAGGCCAGGATGGCGTCGCGCTCCTCCTTGGCGAGCCGGTGCACGAGCAGGAGCGCACGAGCCTTGTCGACCAGTTTGCCCTTTCGTTCGTCGAGCCGTAGCCGCCGCTCCTGCGCCTTGAGCACCTCGTTCGCCGTGCGCGCGTCGTGGAAGGTGCTTTGGGGCGCGCGCGGCAGGGGATCGGCGGCCGGCGGAATCGCGGCGACAGGCGGCGGCGATGCGGGCCGGGGTGCTGCCACTGCTGGCTGCACCAGAGTCGCGGTCTTCCGGACAGGATCGCTGCTGTCCGCCAGCCGCGCGCGAACCTTCTCGACATCCCAGGCCCCGTCGGCCTCGGGCGCGATACGGCCGGCGCGCTGCGCCTTCTGCAGCGCCGTGTGGGAAATGCCGAGGCGGCGCGCCACCTCGCGCTGCGAGGCCACGCGGCCCGACTGCGCAGCGGCGATCATGATGTGATCGAGATCCCTCGAAGATAGCAATCGCCATCGCGGCGACGGCGCTTGGCTCAACCCCCGCCGCAGCGCGAATGGTCCATCACGCGCAGGGGATGCCCCGCACCATGATGGAGACGACGATGACCGAGACGATGATCCTGGCCGCGCAGAACAGGCAGGGCGGCTTCTGGCGCGCGATGGGAGAGCAGGCCGCCACCGCCTGGCCGATCGCCTTCGAGGCGATCGCCCTCTCGACCGGGGCCGAGGCGGATGATGTCCGCGGCTTCCTCGACAGCCGTCTGGGACGCGGCTTTGCCGCCGAGGTGCTGGACCACCAGCGCCAGGGGCTGTGCCTTGCGCAGGCCATCGCGGAGGCCACCAAGGACGCAATGGTCGTCCAGATCCTCGACCGCGGCTGCCCGATCACCGGCCGGCCGCGCATGGGCGTGCCCGCCCTGCTCCTCGCGATCGAGAAGGCGGCGGCGGTGATCGACATCGATGACGGGCGCGGGCCGACCTCCTTCTGATCAGAAGATGATCCCAACCCCCCGAACAAAGCCATGAAGCAGCGCCGCATCGCGCTTGGCTCAGCCCCCGCCGCAGCGCGAATGCTCCGTCACGCGCAGGGGATGCCCCGCACCACGATGGAGACGACGATGACCAACCCCACCATCCTGCCCACCCGGAACGAGGCCTGGGGCTTCTGGGGCGCCATGGGCGAGCGCGCCGCGGCCGCCTGGCCGATCGCCTTCGCCGCCATCCAGGGCGAGACGGGTGCGGATGCGGACTCGGTGCGCGCCTTCCTGGACAGCCGCCATGGCCGGCACTTGGCGGACGAAGTCGGCAGCCATCTCCACGCCGGCGCCAGCCTGCCCGACGCCATCGCCCGCGCCACCGCCACCTGGATGGGCTGGCGGATCAGCCGCCGCATCAGCCGCGAGAGCGGGATCCCCGCGGGGCTGCCCTACCTGACGGGCTTCGTGCTCGGCGAGGGCATCGCCGCCGAGGCCGCGCAGCAGGACTGACGCGCCTCGCCCGCCGCGGCGCGGCGCCGCCCATGCCCCGGCAGGCCACCCTGCGGGGCTCGGGGTGGTAGGGGGCCGAGGGTCGGCTCCGGCAGCCGGAGACCCCGCGATGACGCTCACCGACACCCAGCGCGCGATCCTGATCGAGGCCAGCCAGCGCCCCGACCGCCTGGCGCCGCCGCCCGACCGGCTGCCCGCCGGGGCGCGGCAGGCAGTGGCGAAGGCCCTGCTCAAGCAGGGGCTGGTCCGCGACGAACACGCCGCCGCGTACCATGCCCGCGACGTCTGGCAGATCGACGGCCGCACCCGCCTGCTGCGCCTCACCGAGCAGGGGCTGCGCGCAATCGGCCTCGACCCCGAGGACAGCACCGCGGCCGATGACGCCACCCGGCACCACCGCCCGGCGCCGGCCGAGGCCACGCCGGTGGCCTTCACGGCGCCCACGGGCGGGGAGGACGCGCCGGAGGAGAATGTCCCCGCGGAGGACGCCGAACCCGCTCAGGTCGCGCCAACGCCCGCCCCGCGCGCGAGCCTGCGCGACGCTGCCGCCGCGGTGCTGGCCGCCTGGGACGAGGAGGCCAACCGCGAGACGGACATGATCACCGCCCTTGACGGCCCGATGCAGGTGCTCCGCGTCGCCTTGGCCGGCAAGCCGCCCCGCGCCGCGCGCGAGCACGGCGCGCCGCGCAAGCCGCGCGAGGGCACGAAGCAGGAGCAGGTGCTGGCGATGCTCCGCCGCGCGGAGGGCGCGACCATCGCGCAGATCGTCGAGGCCACCGGCTGGCAGCCGCACACGGTGCGGGGGTTCTTCGCGGGCCTGAAGAAGCGCCAGGGCATCACCGTGATCGCCGCCGAGCGCATCCGCCAGGTCGGGCCGAACAAGCAAGGCGCGAAGGGATCCCACTCGATCTACCGGATCGAGGAGTGAGAGCTGCCGGCACCGGCGCCCCGTGGCCATGGCGTCCGCCAGGGAGCCGCGATCCCTGGCGGGCCGTATCTACAATGTTGACACATCCATGGCGGTACCCTAGAGCCCGGGAACAGCGAACAATCGGAGGGCGCGATGCGCGTCACGATCAAGAAGTGGGGCAACAGCGCCTCCGTGCGCATTCCGGCGTCGGTGATGGCGGCCGCGCGTCTCTCGCTCGATCAGCCTGTCGAGCTGCGCGAGGAGGAGGGGCGGATCATCATCGAGCCGATCCGCGATCGCAGCTGGGATCTCGCCTCTCTGCTCGATCGCATCACCGAGGAGAACCGGCACGATGCGGTCGATTTCGGCCCGGCGAAGGGCCGTGAGGTGTGGTGAGGCGGGCGCCCTACGTCCCGGACGCGGGCGACATCGTCTGGCTGGAGTTCGACCCCCAGGCCGGTCATGAGCAGGCCGGGCGCCGCCCGGCGCTGGTGCTGAGCCCAGCGGCCTACAATGGCAAGACCGGCCTGATAGTCTGCTGTCCATTGACAACGCGGATCAAGGGCTACCCGTTCGAGGTTGCGATCGCCGGCAAGCCCGACAGCGTGGTCCTTGCCGACCAGGTGAAGAGCCTCGACTGGCGCGCCCGGCGCGCTTCGCACAAGGGCCGCGTCGCAGCGGCCGAGCTTGAGGAAGTCCGCGCGAAGCTCATGGCGCTGATCGCATAGGGCTTCACGCCGCCGCCTGCGTGCTGCGGGCGGCGGCGACGTCGTCGAAGACCGTCTCCTCCCCGGCCAGCACGGCAGCGCGTCCGGTGAACGCCTGCCAGCGCCGTACCGCGACGTCCACGTAGCGCGGGTCGCTGTCCATCGCGTAGCAGACGCCCCCCGTCGTCTCGGCGGCGATGATCGTGCTGCCGCTGCCGCAGAAGGGCTCGTAGACCGCCTCCCCCGGCGCGCTGTTGTTGACGATCGGCCGGCGCATGCACTCCACCGGCTTCTGGGTGCCGTGCACCGTCGCCGCGTCCTCGTCGCCGCCGGTGCTGATCGGCCAGAGCGTCGCCTGGTCGCGCGCGCCCTGCCAGTGGCCGGTCGCCCCCTTGCGAACGGCGTAGAGGCAGGGCTCGTGCTGCCAGTGGTAGTCGCCTCGCCCCAGCACGAAGCGCGGCTTGGCCCAGACGATCTGGCTGCGCACCGCGAAGCCGGCCGCCTCCAGGCTCTCGATCACGGTGCGCGCGTGGATGCCCGCGTGCCAGACATAGGCGACGTCGCCGGGAAACAGCGCCCAGGCCGCGCGCCAGTCGGCGCGGTCGTCATTCGCCACCTTGCCGGTGCGCATCGTCGCCGAGACGCCCGCCTCGTTCCGCCACTCGGGATCGTAGTTCACGCCATAGGGCGGGTCCGTGATCATCAGGTGCGGCCGCGCGCCGTCGAGCAGCCGCGCGACGTCCGCAGCGGAGGTGGCGTCGCCGCAGAGCAGCCTGTGCGGGCCGAGCAGCCAGAGGTCGCCGGCGCGGGTGACGGGCGCCTCGGGCGGCGGAGGCGCCGGGGCGTCGGGATCGCCGCCGCCCCGCGCGGCCACCTCGGGCACCGCCTCGGCCAGGAGCCGGTCCAGCGTGCCGGCGTCGAAGCCGATCATTCCGAGGTCGAACTCGTCGCTGCGCAGCGCGCGGAGCTCGGCGGCGAGCAGGCTCTCCTCCCAGGTGGAGTTCAGCGCGAGCTGGTTGTCGGCCAGCCGATAGGCCCGCGCCTGCGCCTCGGTCAGGTGCGACAGGCGGATGGCGGGGACCGCCTCCATGCCGAGCGCCTTGGCGGCGAGGACGCGGCCGTGGCCGGCGATCAGCACGCCGGCATCGTCCACCAGCACCGGCACGGTGAAGCCGAACTCGCCGATCGAGGCGGCGAGCTGCGCCACCTGCTCGGGCGGGTGCTGCCGGGCGTTCGCGGCGTAGGGCACGAGCGAGGCCAGCGGCAGCGTCTCGACGCGGAGGTCAGGCGGCACGGGCGGGCTCCTCGGCGCGCGCGGCGGCGACGGTGTCGTAGTCCCGGCCGTCCTCCGCCAGCGTCACCGGCAGGTCGGGGTGCAGCATGCGCCAGCGGGCGATGGCGAGGTCGACATAGGCCGGTGCGAGTTCGATGGCGCGGACGCGCCTCCCGATGCGCTGGCCGGCCAGAATCGTGGTGCCGGAGCCGCCGAACGGCTCGAACACGACGTCGCCCTCCTCCGTGTAGGCGCGCATCAGGAACTCCGGCAGCGCGACGGGGAACACCGCCGGGTGCTCGGTCTCGATGCCCCGTCCCTTGTGGCGGGTGATGCGCAGCACGCTGTCCGGGATCCGCATCTCCTGCACCGGCAGGCCGATGTGGGTATAGGCCTTCACCTCGCCATCGGCTGCGCGCAGCCCGCTGCCCTTGTTCGGGGTGCCGGCCCATTTGCAGGGCACGATCTTGTTCGGGGGCCGCGCCTCGCGATTGAAGTGGAAGACCAGCTCGAAGGCCGGCGCGAGGCGCCCGTTCCAGTCGCCCGGCAGGCCGGGCCCCTGGTCCCAGGCGTAGAGCCCGAAGCGCCGCCAGCCCTGCGCCCGCATCCAGTCGAGCCAGCCCTGCCAGTAGGGCAGCCATTCCCCGTCGCGGTGGATCAGGCCGAGGTTGACAAGCACCTGGCCGTCCGGCCGCAGCGCACCGTCGAGATGCTGGAACACGCCCTGCATCAGCGCGTCCCAATCGGAGACGCCGCCGGTGGTGTAGGCGCGCTGATTGCCGTAGGGCGGGCTGGTGAAAAGCAGCGCTGCCCGGTCCGCGGCCATGACGCGAGCCACGGTGGAGCGGTTCGTGCTGTCGCCGCAGGCGAGGCGGTGCTCGCCCAGCAACCAGATGTCGCCGACCCGCGCGACGGCCTGGCGTGGCGGCTCCGGTTCGGCATCCGCGGGATCCGCAACCGGCTCGGCGCCATCCGCGTCCGGCTGGTTGCCAGGGGCCGGCTCGGCAACGCTGGCAACCGCCGGGCTGGCAGCCGCGCCGTTGCCAGGCTCGGTTGCCACCGCCTCCAGCCCGGCCAGCAGCCGCTCGATCTCGGCGCCGTCGAAGCCGGTCAGCGCGAGGTCGACGCCGCCCATCTCCTGCAGCTTCGCAACCTCGGCCGCGAGCAGCGCTTCGTCCCAGCCGGCATTCAGCGCGATGCGATTGTCGGCGAGGCGATACGCTGCCTTCTGGGCCTCGGTCAGGCCGCCGCGGACGATCGTCGGCACAGTGTCGAGGCCGAGGGACTTCGCGGCCAGCAGCCGACCATGGCCGGCGATGATCTCGCCACGCTCGTCCACAAGGATCGGCGCGACGAAGCCGAACTCGAGGATGGAGGCCGCGATCTGCGCCACCTGCTCGGCGGAATGCGTGCGTGCATTCCCGGCATAGGGCAGCAGCGCGGCGACCGCGCGCGCCTCGACGGCGCTCGCAGCCCAGGGGGCCTGAGGCATCTGCACCTGCGTGGTGATGGAATGGTGGCCGGCGCGGCTGGCAACTGCGCAACGCTGGCAACCTGGAAAACCGGCCTGGCGCTAGGAAGCTTGCGCGCTCCCGCGTCCCGCATAAGCCAGGCGCGGGAAGGAACCATGCGGCTCAAGGATCGAGATGCGCTCGCACCTTCTCAACGTGCGAGGAGTCTAGCGGCAACGATTTCCGCAGCGCCACGGGGAGAATTGTAACAGCGCGGCCGGGGCGACGCGGATCGCCCTGGCCGCCGCGTCACGCCGCCGTGGCGCGGGGGGTCAGCCCGAAATGCATGGCAAGCGTTCCGAGCGCCCCGACCAGGATGCCCTGCGCCACCGGGCCATGCAGCCGGCGTCCCGCCCAGCCCTGGCGCATCGCCCATTCCCGCACCGAGAACTCCAGGCCGATGACGAACCAGGCGCAGGCGCCGCCGGGGCTGTCGTGCCCCCCGAGCGCGTCCAGCGCCGCCGCGATCCTACAGCGGGCATCAAGCTGCAGCGTCGAGAGCATGTCCTTCCCGGCGCCTGGGATGCGAAGCAGCTGCGACGTCGCCATGCCGTCGAAGCAGGCGATGCGGAACAGCCTGCGGAAGATCTCCGCCGCCTCGTGCATCTCGTGCGTGATGGTGCCTTTCGCCAGCATCAGCCCGAGCGTGTCCACCGCGCGGCGGTGCAGCACAGGCGTGCCGGTCTCCGGGTCCGCCTCGCGGATCGGCTCGGAGAAGCCGCCGTGCTGCAGCCGCCATTTCGAGGGCCTGGACAGATCCTCGCCCGCCGCGCCGCCGCGCCTCTGCTTGCGCCTACCCGCCATGACCATGTCCTCCCTGCCGCTGTCCCCAGCGGCGGTTGGCCTCGTTGGTGATCGCCTGGCGCAGCCAGGGGTCGGCGATGTCCGCCACCGACAGGGCGGCGACGCCGTGGCGGTGCCAAGCGGCGGCGCGCATGGCGTTGAGCTCGGCCTCGGTGGTCGGACTGCGGCCGATGTCGAGGCTGCATCGGGGCAGTGCCGGCGAGGCGGGCAACCTCATGCCCGGCCTCCTTGGCCCTCGGTGGCCCAGAGCAGCAGGGCGATGGCGTCCGCCTCGTTGTCGTCCGCCGGTGCGAAGCCGCGAGCGCGCACTGCCGCGATCATCGCCGCCTTGTCGGCGTTGCCGCGGCCAGTGGCGAAGCGCTTGATCGTGCCGACCGGAACGCCCTCGTAGGGGACACCTCGCTCCTCGCACCAGGCAGACAGGTGGGCGAGGAAGCCGCCGTAGAGATGCGCGGCGTCCGTGCCTGCGTGGGAGCGCACCTCCTCGAAGGCGATGCGCGTGAGGCCGCCGGCAAGCGCTGCCAGCTCGCCGAGCCAACTGCGGAAGCGCAGGTAGCGCATGCCGCCGCCCTCGAAGCGGCCGGGTCGGAAGGTCATGATGCCGGAGGCGATGCCGCCATCCTGGCTGCGCAGTGCCCAGCCGGTGGTGGTGCCGAGGTCGAGAGCGAGGACAGCGGGACGTGCGAGAGCGACCGGCAGCGGCGCCACGACAGGCGGCCCGCTTGCGCCGACAGCGGGCATGGGGAGAGTCACGGGAGCCATGGGGGTCTCCGAAAGGGGATCGTCCTGGTGAGGGCGGCGACGGCGCGGTTCTTGGCGGAGCTCGCCGTCGCTGCCCGGCTTCGAGGGGCTGATCGACGGGTTGGGCGGCCCGCGCGCGATCGGGCCGCGGCGCTGCCGAGGGCTGGCTGTCCATCCTGGTCCAACCTCGCCACACCAGGTTGGACAGGAAATCTGCTGTTTAATCAGCGGTTTGGTTTGCGCCGTCCAACCTGTCCAACCTGCCGACCTCGCCCCTAAACCCGTATAGGAAAATGGATGTCCGGCGGACCTACATGCTTCGCGTATGGCTCTAAGGGAGAAGGTTGGACAGGTTGGACGAGACAGGACGAGCGCGCGGAATGCCGCAGAAAACCCGCGTCTCCGCCCGTCCAACCTCAGGCGCCGAGGTTGGACGAGGTTGGACGAGGTTGGACGGGAGTGCCGCTGCGTCATGGCGCTGGCGTCCCGGGCGCCACGTAGCGCCACTCCCGCGGCGGGGTCTTCGTCCGGTACTTCGCCCACTTCCTCGCGCGGAAGAACGCGCCGACGCGCATCTGGTCGGCGCGCGTCCACTTCGCGGCCTCGATGCCAAGCGCCTGTTCCAGCACCTCGCCGATCGAGACGTCGGTCAGCGGCTTTGCCCTCGGCACGAAGCGCTCCTGCCAGTCCTCGAAGTGTCCGACGCCGACATTCACCGGCCTGCGCTCGGAGACGAGCCAGCGCTCGATCCGCGCGTCCCAGGCGTCGCCCTGGTAGCGCGCCTCCTGCGCCGCACTCGCTTCGGCGACGAGCGCGCGATCCTCGATCCACCAGGGCGCCCCGGCGCGATAGCGCGCGACTGCTTCGGCCCAGAGCTGGTCGCGATCGCGCCGTAGCCCGTCGAGGTCGATGTCGCCGCAGCGGAGCGGCCAGAAGCGCCGATTGCCGGTCTCGTCGCGCAGGTAGGTGTCTGGGTTCACCGTGCCGGCGAAGACGCATTGCCGCGGCACGGTGACGACGTAGCGCTCGTAGGGCGGTCGATAGCGGTCGGTGGTGCGGCTCAAGAAGGCCTTGATGCGCGACACGTCCGCCTGGCCGATGGCGTCGAGCTCCGCCATCTCGATGATCCAGATGCCGCGCATCTGCTGCGCCGCGTCCTTCGAGCCGAGTTCGGCGAGCTCGTCGGTGAACCAGGGCTCGGAGGCCAGCACCTTCAGGGCGGTCGACTTCCGGATGCCCTGCGGCCCTTCCAGGATCAGCATGTGATCGGCCTTGCAGCC